TACCCTACGCGCAAAAGGTGTGTAGGTGGTACCACCTTGGGGCGTTTTTCTTTGAAAAAAGTGAGAGTTGGGGGGATAATGTGACATTGTTGCTATATTTGCAGTGTTTAAGACAATGTTCATCGAAAGATTTCTCAAGGTATCAGTTGGTTTAGACAAAGCGGTAGAACATTAATACTCAAATTCCAGATTTAGCAAGCATTCAAAGAACGTTTTTAGACACAATTATTTTGCCACGCGCGCTTGCCGCGTGGCTTTTTATTGCTATCTTTGTAAGGTAACTAATAATTAAACAACTCATAATAATCAATGATACCCCTCGTTGCGAAACGCGGTGTATCTTTTTTATCCCACTTTTTTCATTTTTCTATTTTTCGTATTAAAGTAAAAGCGCCCCACCATTGTTACATGGTGGGGCGCTTGATTGTTTTGCACCCTCAGGTGGCGGGCGCGGTGTGTCAAATAACTATATGAAATACAAAGTACCTGAGAGGGGGAGGTTACGGACGTACGAAATGAACGCCCGACAGTGTTTGTGCAAAGCTGCTTATACCGTTTTCTATCTTTTCGATTGTGCGTGCTGAGGGGCGTGAAGTCCCATTAATATAATGTGATAATTGCCCTTGATTGACGCCAGTAATGCGTGAAAGACCTGCTAACGTAAACGCATAGGCATAGTGCTGTAAGAAAGAGGCCATATCGTAACAGAAGTCAAACTCTACTTCTTCAAATGCTTCGTTATGGCTCTTGGAGTATTCTTTTGTCTCGTTGTAATAAGTCATGAAGTCGTCCTTAGCTTCATCAAGTGTTGCACCCTCAGCCGTTATAAGATAAGGTAGTGTATCGTCGTCCATGTAAATACTATAGCGCCCCTCTGAGGAACGCTCTATAATCGCTTTTACTTTTTTCATTGTTTCTTCCTTTTTGAAGAGGTTGGGCAAAACGCCCTCCCTCTCGTTAATTAATGCCAGCTGACTTTAAGATGGCTTTTAAAGTTCCCTTTGCCACTTCTTGCTTACCATGGTGACTCATTTTAAACTTCCTGTTTGTAATGGGGCTATACCATTGTGGGTGGCCGTTTTGGATTACTCCTAAGGAGTAACACCCTGCTTTTCTAAGCAATTTTTCTAATTCGTTGTACTTCATATTTCCGTTATTTGAACAATGCAAAGATACTAATATTCGTATTAATTGCAAAGGAAAACAGCATAAAATATTAGTATTAATACGTTTTTTCTTACCGCTCATAATCTATAAACAGTCTCAAGCACATGAGCATCGTTATGAGTCCGTCAATCTTTTGATAGCGAGCGCGCTTAATGGGCTTAGAGTTGCCGAGGTTGTCGGTGTCGAGTATGGCATTGCCAAAGCAGTAGGCGTTAATCGGGTTAGGATTGATAAAGATATGCCCCGTCTTGCAGCCATGCTCAAAGGATTGGACGGGGGCAGTAAAGTTGCCATACGTCTGCTTCACTCCGCGCAACACGTCACGTGCGCCTGATGCGGCCAACATATTGATAAGTTCTTGGCTCTTCCAAGGGTCGTAACCAATAGAGAGTATGCGCACGGAGCGGTTGACGCGCAACACGTAGTCGACGATCGTGCGGTAATTGATGACAGGGCCTTGCGTCAGCGTGAGGTGTCCCTCGGCCGCCCACTTGCGGTAAAGGCGCTCATTTGGGTGACCCGCTAAAGCTTCGTCGGGGAAGAAGTAGGCCGTATGGAAGGTGAACGACTTTTCTTCGGGCGAATAGACGCCAGTCGTCACGGCCGAGAAGTCGTCGCTCTCGCTCAAGTCGATAGCCACCATTGCATCGGGGCGGCCCTTGATCGCGTCGAGCGTGAAGGGACGCATGATGTCGGTGGCGAGGGTGGCCGTTATCCATGAGCGCTGCTGCTGTTCGGCATAGACGTTGAGCAGTTTCGTGCGAAAGGCCAACATCGCCTCCGCACCGTCGCGATGTGCAGCACGATATTCGGCTTCGTAAAATTCAAGGCTCACGGTTATGCCCATGTGGGGGTGGACCTTGCGCCACGTCGTGGGTTGGTCCTCGGGGTCGTCGACGTCGGGTTCAAAGAGGTGAGCAAATACGCTATCATCGTCCACCTCGCCCAGTAGCAGACGTTTGTAGCCTTGCAACTTGGCGTAGAATGGGCCTTCAAACACGTCGCTCGCGGTGGTGATGATCACCGTAAGGGGGTTCTGCCTAACGCCCATAGAGGTAGTAAGCACGGTGAGTAGCTCATTGGTGCGCGCTTGGGAGTATTCGTCGATTAAGACGGTCGAGGCGTTCAAGCCGTCCTTGGTGCGGCTATTGCCTGTCAGACACTGAGCAAAGGCCGTGCGGTCCTGACGTCGGCTCTTAATCACGTCTTCATTCACCGTATAGCGTAAGCCGCGCGGGTCGAGCCTACGCACGCAGCCGCGCAGGACGTTAAATCCTTTCTTCGCTTGGTCGTAAGAGTTGGCGCCAAAGTAGCACTCAGCATTGGCGTCGCCAAAGAAGAGGTCGTAAAGGGGGAAGGCAGCACCTGAGGTAGTCTTCGAAAACTTTCGGGGTACAAACAGACATACCTCACGCACGATGCGACGCCCCCGTTGCCAAAAGCCATATACGGCCGCAAACTGGAAGCACTGCACGGGCGTCAACTTGTAGTGCTGCATGCCTTCCTTGCCAGGGAAGTAGAGCGACTCGTAGAAGAGGTAGAAGCGGCGTACCTTGCGAGCGTCAAGCCCATAACGCTTCACCATACGCAGGAAACGCTCAACGGCCAACTGCTCCCAAAGGTTATGCTCGGTGGGGCTGTCGCGCACCATTGATACGTACACGTAGAGCCGAGGGTCGACCGCCTCAAGGTGGTACGACTCCAACGATTTAGCAGCGAGCGAACGCGATACGCGCTGCTTCTCCTCTCGATAGCGGTGGGCTTCTTCTTCGGTCATTCTGATAATGTGCTAATGTGATAATGTGCTAATGTGATAATGTGCTAATGTGATAATGTGCAAATGTGCTAATATGCTAAGGATTGTGCCACTCATTAGCACATTAACACATTAGCATATTAACACATTAGCATATTCACTCATTCTCTACTGTTCATTAATGAGCTTTTGGGTTAGGTCTATCAATGGGTCGGAACTCTGGTCGGTGGTCAATTCCTCTGTGGTGAGTTGCAACTGCTTCATCTGTCGCGTGACGGAGGCTTGTGCGTCGCGCTGAATTTTAAACACGGGGTGCGGCATCATCTTGCGGCCGTAGCGTGTCTCCTCCCATACGACGGTGGTGTCGAGGCTGTCAATCTCATCAGTGGCGAGTTCGAGCGTGCGCATAGCTCCTGCCAACGATTGTATCTGCATTTCGAGGCTGGTGTTATAAGTACCCGACTTCTTGAGTGCCTTGGTGATGCGGGCATACCATTGTTTCGTAGTGCGTGCCATAGAGTTAATGTGCTAATGTGCTAATGTGCTAATTTGCTAATGTGTAAATGTGCTAATGTGGCCAATGTGCTGCTAATAGGCTAATGAGTTAAGGATTGTGCCACTCATTAGCACATTAACACATTAGCATATTGGCACATTCAGCATTCTGTGAAATATTGTTTAAGGGTGTTGAATTGCCCAAAGTTCCATAAATCGGAAAAAATGCTCGCGCAAAAAAAAGGGTTTGGGCGGGGTTTAACTCACCCCCACCCCCCTTAAAAAAAAC